CAGTTAAGACTTTGCCTACAATTATTTGGTTTAATATCCTGTGGACAATTCTTGCCGTAAGTGCTATAATTAAACATTGGGTCTAAGGGGGCTTATTATGTATCAGTATTATGTAAGAAAAGTAGAGAATGTAGTAGATGGAGATACCATTGACGTTCTTATTGATTTAGGGTTTGACATTTTGTTTTCATCTCGTGTAAGATTGGCTGGTATTGATACTCCTGAGTCTCGCACAAAAGATCTTAAGGAAAAGGCTCTTGGCCTTGAGTCTAAAGAATATTTAAAGAAGGCTCTAAAAGATGCCAAGTCTGTTGTAATCAAGACTGAGAAGATGGATTCATCTGAAAAGTATGGTCGTATCTTAGGATGGATCTATGTCAATGATGACACTGTGTCTCTTAATGACATGATGATTAATGATGGTTATGCATGGGGATATCTTGGAGATACCAAGGTAAAAGATTTTGATGCTTTAGCAAAGGCTAGAAAGAAGTCAGGGAAATGATCAATGAAGATGAAATATTTGATAGGCTGGTTTTAACTGGTGGAATAAAGTTTACTGGAAAAGATCCAGAAACTGGAGAGAATATGTATGTCAGAACAGAACTGCTAAAAGACATAGATCCCAATCTTGATCGAGAAATGTCTGTTTATTTTTCAGAAGTAGCAATGAAGTTGTGGGAAAAAGGTTTTGTAGACATGGACATAACCTTGCCAAACCCAATTGTAACTATAAGCGAGAGGGCCTTTGATATAAATAAAATAAAGGCTCTTCCTGTTGATGAAAGAACAGCCCTTCAGCAAATAATCAAGGTTCTTTTTGATAAAAAGTGATAGAATAGTGGAATGGATGCTTTTATGAATAGCGCCTTGGGGGCAGGAATAGTAAGCGTAAGTATGCTTTTGCTTTTGTCTGTTTATATAATTAAAGCACGATTAAATTCAAAAAGTTCCCCGATAGTTAGCCAAGCAATGCTACAGTATAGATTCTCTGGTGGAAACAGGTATTCAAGAAAACTTAACAGAAAAAGTCAATCTAAAAATCATGAGAAAGAAACAAATGTTCGGGTCATTATTGTAGATGGTCAGGCTTATTGGATTAAAGATAACATTTTTTACAATGCCCCACTAATAAATAACCTGGTTGACAAAGAGTCTGCACAAAGAGTTGACACAACCCACATGGATAAGGTACAATTAGATCAGATGTTGTTCATTCTGGACAAACTGAGAGAAGGAGTAAGTGATGATAGTAGGGGTTCAAGGGACGCCTAGTTTCAAAAACTATAATATTTTTCTTCGAGCAATGGCAGTTGCCTTATCTGAATTAAAAGAAGATGAGAAAGAGTTTTACTTGTATACTGCTGGTCCAGGAAACATTAGTGCAATGGCGTCAGAGTTTGTAAATCTTTCTGAAAGAGGAATGAAGGCTAGAGGAAAGTCTATTAAACTATTTAGAGTTAGCCCTGAATGGGTTGAAGAAAACATAGATAGTTTTAATCATTTTGCTTTTGTTGCTAATCCAAAAGAACAAGTTTCTAAAGTAGTAAATTTGTCAAGATCAAAAAACATCAACACAAACGTATACAACTTCTAAGGAGTACACACAATGATATCAGTTAATTCTCTTGAAAAAATGGAAGCAATTGTTTCCAAGAACAGCAACCTGTCCTGGGATGGATGGGATGTTGTAGAGATGATAAAGTCAGATAAGGCTTTTACATCAAAGTACGGAGCATTAAAAAATAATGCCTGGCACCTAAAAAAGATTTTCGTCGTTTCTAGAAATGGATGGGAAATACCTGACAAGTATGTAAGGTAGCATGAATAAGTATGAATGGAAAGATAATGCTGCATGCCTGGATTATGATACAAATGTATTCTTTGACAAGTATGAAGAAGATGAACTTTTAAGACCTGCTGTAGATTTATTGTGCTCTACTTGCCCAGTAAGAAAAGAATGTTTTTCTGTTGGTATTTCTGGTAAAGAGTGGGGCGTTTGGGGCGGGGTATACTTAGAAAATGGAGAGTTGTCAAAAGAATTTTCTAGTCATAAAACAAAGGCTGATTGGGGAACAACATGGCAATCCCTAACAATGGAGTAATATGTATACAGATCAAATGAGAAGAGCGTTTAGATCTTTGGATTGTCCCAAGGGATTTTCTTTAGAGGTAATAGACAATGATAGTTTTATTACTGTTAAAGCAAAAGAAAAAGTCTTTATGTCCTTAGAAACGGTTGATCTTAAAAGACAGGCCGTAGAGTATATGATTCGTGTAAAAAAAGCACTAGAGGATAATGGAGCAATAGTTCTTTTAGTTAGAGAAGGTGGTAAAGAGTTATGATTGAATTAGTTTTAATTTTTGTGATGTCTACTTTTACTTCTTTGTTTTTGTACCTTTATTTAAAACAAAGAAAAAACAATAAGGCCATTCTTGCCAATACCCTAAAACTATTGATACATCAACAACAAGAGCACGAAGCCAGCAAAACAGATAAAGAAAAATCTAATGAAGATTTTTTAAAATTTGTTTCAGATTCTCGTGATTGGGCATACCAATACATAGAAGAAGTTCAGGCTGGACTTAAGTCGTTTATTGATGAGGTTGGTCCTCAAGTTGAATATTACGATAGATATGGTGCAGCAGTAGATGGTATGGTTGCTCCACACGACTTTGCCTTAAAAAAAATATCTTCAGAATTTAAAAAATTAAAAAGTTTATTACCAGAAGATTATGATAAAATAGTATAATGAAATTTTATTATTTTGGTGGAGTAATGGGAGATCCCGAAAATATCAAATCCCCATCAAACTTAAACAGCAATAATTTCTCTGGAGTAATGTTTACACATGATATTCCAGAAGGTGATATGTTTATAAAAGCAGCAAAAGATATAAAACAAGGCGAAAACATTAAATATTTGGTAGCAATTCGTCCATACACAATATCTCCTCAATATCTTTCTATGATAAATAGGTCTATGGATAGAATAGACAAAAATAGGCTTCAGGTTAATTTGATTTGTGGATATATTAAAGACCATGAAGATGGTGTTGGTGGTATTGTTGGAAACGTAAACGATAAATCAAGTAACGTTGACAGATCAAACTATATGATAGAATTTCTTAAAGTACTAAACGAAATGGATCAAGATAAGGAATCCCCAGGATATTGGCGTGATCCAAACCACACAAACAAGTTAGATGTTTATGTTTCAACGACAAATCATTATGTTTTTGAAGCAGCAAAAAAATATGGACACAAAATTATCTTGCCATATCACATATATGCTCGTGGAGGTTGGTCTGATTTTTTGAAGGGTCCTTCTGTATCAGTTCCACTTGACTTAAAAGGCATGGAAGTAATGTTAGCAATTACTCCAATTATCAGAAAAACAGAAGAAGAACTTGATTTATTAACTAATCATGTAGTTAGACCAGTATGGAAAAAAGGAGAAGTTCCACAGCCTGTTCTTGATGCTGCATACTTTACTTATGAACAGTTTGACGATCTTGTGAATACTCTTGAAAGCAGAGGTATAAACCATATGCTTATTAATGCTGTTCCATCAGAAGAAGTAGAAGTAATAGTTCCTTTTATAAAAAATTATGTGGACTCAAGACAATGATAGAATTTAAAACCTACGATCAACTTTCTTTTGAGCCATTGGGTATTTGTAGTGTTATTGCATGCGATCTTGACGGAGAAAAATTGTTTAGCACGGAAACAAAAGTTCTAGATGTTTGTTTAAATCATTATACACAACTACAAAAATCGAGGGAATAAATGAAAGAAATATTACTATCACTATCTGTAGGGCTTACTTTAGGTCTAATTATCCTATCAATAAGCGCAATATCCCCAATTAAGATTCCAATCCCTGCTCCCCCAGTTTTTGCTGGTGTTGCTGGTATAATTGGATTATGGCTTGCCCAACCAGTTTGGACAGCCATATCGAAGTTCATATCCTAGGAGGAATAAACATGAACCAACAAATTAAAAATGCACTAGCGTCATACGGACGATCAGTACTTGGAGCAGCAACAGCAATGTATGCTGCTGGTGTAACTGATCCACAGACACTAGCATACTCACTACTTGGTGCACTTGTGCCAGTAGTATTGAGAGCAGCCAATCCATCTGATCCAGCGTTCGGTAGAATGCCATCAGTAGAAGATGTAGATGTTGCAGTTAAGAATGCAAAGGTAGTCAAAAAGACTGCCAAGAAGGCTCCTGCAAAGAAGTCACCTCGTAAGGGTGGCGGAGGAGGAACCAGCCATAACGTCTTGTAATAAAGACTAAATAAGATTTGGCGGTTGTCATTTGACAGCCGTCTTTTCTTATGCTATAATATTTATGCCTGCCCAATAGGGGGGCAAATTAAATTATTCGCTTGAAAGGGGAATAAAATGAAACAAACATGGTCAACACTGGATCTATTTAATGATCCTTTTTTTATTGGCTTCAACAGAGAGTTGAATCGCCTAAATAATGCATACAAAACAAACTCACAATCATATCCACCTTATGATCTTATTAAACTAGATGAAGATACATACAGGATATCTCTTGCGGTTGCTGGTTTTTCCAAGGGAGATGTTGATGTTACAGTAGACAATGGGACTCTTATTATTAAGGGTGAGATTGTAGAGGTAACAGATGCAGAGGTAGTAC